GAGGAGGGAGTAATATTGATGAAGTATATCTTCGGGATTATCAATGGTTGCTAAAACTTCATCGTCATTTAGCATTCTAACTTCCCCACCATCTATCTGGATTCTTGATCCAGCATATCTTGCAAAAATTACCCAATCACCTTTTTTACACCAAGGACCTTCTGGAAATTTATCTTTGTCATAACAATGTGGACCCATAGCAAGAACTAAACCACAAGTAGATCCTACTTGTTGTCTCTCTAATGTATCTTGTCCAATAATTAATCCACCTTTAGTTTTTTCCTTCATTTTAAAAGGAAGAACTACAAGTCTCCAACCGGTTGGTTTAGGTAATTTATTTGATTCTTTTGTTTTAAGACGTTCATATCCGTCTATTTCTTTTTTTTCTATATCATCATACTTGTCAAGTAGTGCCGATTTAATCTTCGGTTTCTCCGAATTTGACGATGTTTGTATTATCTGTTTCTCTGTCATTTTTTCGCTCCTTTGGGTTTAGCAGGGTAGAGATTTCCTGTGATATTTTCATATAGGCATGTGCCTGGCCTAACATATACTTATATTTTTCCATATTGTCAACAGTTCCACCAATCATAGCGTCTCCGACATCTTGATATGTTTCTTTTAAATATTTTTGAATTTTATTTAGTATTACTAGTTCTTCACTTAACATTTGCTTTCTTTCCTTTATTTTGACCTTCTTTTATTACATAGTCTTGAGTTCCATTAGCACCTGTTTCAACTTCTTTTTTTAAGTGTCTAAATAAACTCATTTCTTTTATTTTTTTATAATTTTCTTTTATAAAATTTTCAATTACTTTTGTGTCTCTCATTTTTTTTCTTTTTACATTTGCATCTTGGTGCAGTAAACCAATTACTAACCTTATCATAAGCATTGTCAATAGCTCCAAAAAATTTATAAAAAAATCTATCTATCATTTGCTACCACCAATGTAACCCCCGATAACTCCAATTAAACCTGTAACTGACATTTTCATAAGTACTATTATGCTATCATCTATAGCTCTATTTTCTTTAACAGCTACCCAATAGTCTCCAATAATAATGATACCTAATAAAATTAAAACACCTGTTGTAATTAATAATATAACTATGTCTTTAAAATTTTTAATCATTAGCAATTCCACTTTCTTAATGATTTATTGATCCTTGAATCCGGATCCCTAGCTGTTTTAGCACTTGTTAATTTTTTCTTCATACCCGACATTCTAGCACAAAATGATTTTCTTCTTTTTGCTGCTTTTGATCCTGATTTTAATTTTGATGGTTTAGTTGTAACTGCTGTTTTAAGTTTTGATCCAGGGTTAGCTGCTCTATAAGATGCAACGCCTTTTTTATTCAGGCCTCCAGATTTAGATTTACCTTCTTTTCTAGTCCAAGCTGCCGTAGCCATTACGCTGTTCTAGTTTTTTTCTTTTTAGGTTTCTTAGCTGTCTTAGCACTGTTTACAAATGCTTTTTTTGTAGGTGCACCTTTATCTCCAGGTCTTCTCATCTTCTCACCTGAGCCAGCTTTAATTCTAGCTTTTTTTGCTGCGATATTTGCGTATAGTCCTTTTGCTTTAGCCATTATTTTTTTCCCTTTATTGCAGCCATCATTATAGATGGTTTCTTTTCTTTTTTCTTTTTTTTAGAAGCTAATATTTGTTTCTTTAATGCATCAGGTAAAGTTTTCTGTGCTTTAGTTAAAGTTGGACCACCTTTATTATAAAAATTTCTCATTATGAATTCTTCCCATAAGCGTTTTTCTTTAGTCCACGTTTAGCACATCCACCACCTTTAAGGTTTACTCTTCCGCCTTTATTAAAGTTCCTCTTAATAACTTTTTTATCTTTAGGGGGAGATGCTAAGAAACCTATACCAAGAGTTTTTTTAAGTTTTTCTTTTTCTTTTTGACCCATTAATTTTTCTTCTTTAATTTTTTTATCTTCTATCCCATATGGATTAGTTTTCATTTTATCTTTTTGAGATGTTATTTTTTCTGTTTCAGACATTATTTTTTTGCTCCGTTTTTAAATATTTGTGTACCCTTTATACCATAAATACTTGCAACTACAAGGATCCATAAATTTGTGAACCATTTAGGAAGCTCTGAGAACATCTCAAAAAACAATCTTACCTTGTCCATCGCTGTTGGATCATCACTTACGACTGCCCAGGCCAGAATTGCTATAGGCAAACTTAAAATTATCAAAACGGCCTCGTCTTTCCAGTCTGAATTTCTAGATTCTAAAAGTTTTCCTTGGTAAGCTTCCTCACCGCTTGCCATACGAGACGCATGCATAAGCTGTGCGTCTGACATTGCAATTTTAGTCTTCTGTTTGTTAGCGTAAATCTTGCTACCAGCAGATACGGCTAATTTAATTGCCGATAACCACATATTATATCCAAGTAGCTTTTTTAGATTTAGATTTTAGCATTCTTTTAGTGCCTCTTACTTCAACTTGTTCGCCTTTTGCGATGTAGTTAAAAGCACCATCAGCTGTAGTCTTAGATCTAGGATCAATTTCAAGATTCATTTCCATTTCTGAAGGAATTTCTTTAATTTTATCTAGTTTTTCCATAATTTTTCTCCTTAGTTAGTTTATAGTAACCTTTTTTTATTATTTTGTCATTCTTATTTTTATAATTAATTTTCACTTCTTATAATTTCAACATTAGGCATCATATCTTTAGCATTTGGCAAGGTTTTACTTAAAACAGTTTTTTCAATTGAAGTATCAGCTCTTAAATTAGCTAGTTCTTCGTTCTGTTCCAGTTTTTCTTCTTGATTTGACTGGTTCATCATAGCTTTCATCTTATCAAGATTCATTTTATCTTGACCTTCTTTTTCTCTTCTAGCATTTTCTTGTGCTTTAAGGTCTAACTCTCTTGCTCTTAGTTTAGCAATAGGATCATTACCATAATCTCCAATAATTTTATTTTCTTCATTCATAAATTCTTCCATCATCTCAGCAATTAGTTGAGCTTTTCTTGCTTCAATTTTTTGTTGCATCATCATTGCCTGTTGTTGAATTTGTTGATTCTGAGGTTGCTGTTGAGCCATTGCTGTCATTTGCTGTAACTGAACTAATTCATCTCTAAATTCTATTTCAATTTGTTCTTGAGACATTAATGAAATGTGTTCAAAAATATTTTTTTCTAATGAAGCTAAAATCATAGGATTGTTTCTAGCGATGTTAGTTCCCATAAAATTTAAGTGAGAAGTTATATGAGCTCTATGATCTTGTCCTGGAAATGCTTGAAACTGTTGTCCACCTAAAGCATCAATATGTTCTAACGCAGGATCTTTTGGTTGAGGGGGCATTGGTCTAACCAAAACTTGATCAATGTTTTTAACACCTAATGCTTCATACATATTTCTATAAATATTATACATATTATGCATTTGCGGATTTGAAGTTGCCAGTTGGAGTTCCGTTTGAGCGAGAGAGATACGCTGTGATTGAGAAAAAATGTTAGGGTCAGCAACTGGCAATATATCTACCCGATCATCAAAGTCTTGTTGTTTAATCATTCTTTGACCCCCAACTACATCATACGGATATTCTTCTGGTAGATATAATTTAAATACTCTAGCTAAAATTCTAAATTCATTTTTTAAAGCTGAATAAATTCTTTTGTGGATCGCAGACATGGTTCTGCTACCTCTTTCAAGAAGTGCAACTGTTGTTCCAACTGCTGCTTGTTGATTACCATCACCGACTTGTAAATCAGCGATCGATGCAAATCTTTGACCTGCAGTTACTACTACTCCCATTAACTGAAGTAATGTTTGACTTGGTTCTTTGAATGGTAACATCATAAATGAATCTTTTAAATTTCCTCCTGGTGCATCTACATCTCTAAATTCACCGGGTTGAATTGATTGAGCATCATCTCTAATTCTAATACCTCTCATTTTAAATCCAGCTGGTAAATTAGATAATGTTCCTGCATCTAGTAATTGTCTTAACGCTGAAGTTGCTGTACGTGACAATCCACCAATCATATGAATTAAACCAAAACCATAAAAACCTAAACCTGGTAAAAATTTAAAGTGCACGAAATATTCAACTTTCTTTTTTAATAAATCACCTATTTCATAGTTACGTCTTATAGATAAAACTCCTCTAGAAGATTCTTCTATAGTTACAATATAAGGAATTTTAATTCCTGAGGGCTCACCAGTCTCTTCATTTATATCTTCAAAACCTTCAAGATCTAAATCAATGTGACATTCTAATAATGTGTATACGTCTTCATTACCTGTTTGTTGAGTTCCTTCTAATTCTCTCTCTTTTTTTTCAACCTCAGTTTCATTGTCTTGAGGTTTACTTAATTCAACATCTAAATAAAAACCTGCAACTTGTTGTTTTCTTAAATCATTTTCTGAAACTTTTACACGATGTATAATTGCTTCCGCATCATCTAATGATGTAGCTGTGTATGGAACAATTAAATCTTCTGCTGGAACAAATTTTGAAACGGCTCTACCTAATAAATCGTCATAGTAAATTTTTTTAAAAGCAGAACCTGCAAGTGGCAAATTAAATAACATTTGATCAAACTCTGGTTCATACTCTTTCATTTTTTCCATTAACTCATAGTTCATGAAATCTTTAACACGTTTAGCTTGTTGAGTTTTTTGTTCATTAGGTGCACCTAAAACTTGAGTTCTAATAGGTCCATCTGCTGGTAATAATTCTTTATAAGCTAATGCTTGAAATTGAGTAACGGCTTCAGCGAGTACTGGATGAGTTACACCACTTGCACCACTGAAAGGTTCAGTTCTATTATTATATTTAAAACCTAATAAGTCTAAACCATTAGTATATGTTTTTTCCCATTCTTTTCTTGAAGAATTATAATCTAAATATTTTTGAGAAAGATCAGAACCAATACGTCCTAAAATATCTTCTGGTAAAAATTCTGCTAAGTTTGAATAATGCTCATCGCCTCCTTCAGGAGATGCTGCTTGTGGATCTAGATCAATATCAACAGAACCATCTTCGTTCTCTTGTATCTCTACTGGCTCAGGTGACTCTTCTTCTATTGAAACTTCTTCACTTAAAGTTTCTTGAAGTTCTTCTTCACCCGGTAGTTCGATTTCTTTTCTGACTTCGTTTGGAAGTGCTTTGTCTATATCTGCCATTATTTATTTTCTCCGTAAGTTCTACTTCTTTAACACCATTATAAGAAAGATTCAAGCCCTGAGGCTGGGGGCCGGATTCCGGTGGAATAGTTCTTGTTAATCGTTTAATCATTAAAATACTTGTCTGCAAACTTTTGAATATCCATTCCTGTTGCCTCTTGGCCTCCAGATTTAATATACATTTCAGTTACCATTGCCCAGTAATCAGTTCCATTTTTTAATCCAACACGTCCTCCAATAGCATAGTTATCTAAATATTCTTTTTCTTTTTGAATTTGTTCAAGTAACATAATACCAGTATCACCTTTTAAAGGTTCCACAATATCTGCATATTCTTCATCTGATAATTCATTATTGTCGTATGCTTTTTTAGAAAATTCTAATACTAGATCTGTATAAGTTTGTGTACTGAATTGATTAGCTGCTGCTTTGGTATTC